CCTGATTGACTGGGCAGTAACGCATTTAAGGCTGCTGTTGCAGTTATTTGTCCTGTTCCACCGTTAGCAATCGGTGTAACGCCACCCACTTGGAATCCAGATGGATCCAAAATGCCAACAGTAATCCATGCCGAATTAGCAGCATTCCTGACTTTCCAAACAGGAGGGCTTGATGAAGTGTCAACCCAGGGCTGGAACGCCACCTTTGTGGTCGGCTCTGACGATCCAGAGCTTTGTGTGAATAACGCCTCTAAGTTGTCATTAATATCAGATCTAACGTTCGGAAACGTGGCGTTCTGAATCGTTTGGTCTGACTGAGGAGCCATTACAGGGCACGACCGAATCCAGTTGCAGTGTAACTGAATCCAGTATTTGAAGCACCTGACAGCGTTGCTGTAAACCCTGTCGTGCTCTTAGTCAACGTCACAAAACCATCCGCGCCAAGGTTGGTTGGCGTGATGATGACTTCTGGTGTTTGATGGAACGCATTTGCAAACGTGACGGCGTTACCAGATGTTCCAGTGCCAGTCTCTGTGCGCCGCGCTAGCTCAAGCGTTGCACCTAGTTGATCCACCGAAACGTTGGTCAGCTCATCAGTTGTTTCAAGCTCAGCTTTAATTTGGACGTGACGGCCCTGCACTACAGCAGCGACAAACTCAGCCCACGGCGAATAATCCGATTCAGATGGTGATGCCACCGTTGCTGTTCTGAAGTACGTCACCACATTGACCACATCAGACGTGGTGCCATCAAACAAACCAGTGGCGTCATCAAACAAGCCAGAGCGAGCATCAAATAACACGCCTGTTGTTGAAGCTGGGGAACTGACGATGCTCCGGCGGATGATGAAATCAAACGTGTCGCCAAAGTCAAAGGTGTCTTGAAACTGATATTCAGCCGCTCCATCACCAATGAAATACAGGTTGTCGGCATAACCCAAGGCAACGTATGGGTCTGGCACTAGGTCAAGGTTGCCTGAGACAACACTGCAGTTCGTCTTCGTGCCGTTAAACGGCGTGCTCAAGTTGTGCTCTGCATAGGTCTTGGCGGTGTAACGAGCATCAGGCTGTGGCAGTGAAACCTCAAATGCCGTTTCAGTTTCAGAGCGAACACCTAAAAAGTCTTCTGCTTTCACGAAATACGTTCCAGCAAGCAACGGCACCTGCTTTTGCGTTGAGATACCAGACACGCTGTCCACAATGCGATTACTGGCGTTCCATTCAGCAGAAGCCAATGCCCGTGGATCGTGCCTAATGACGATGCGGCCACCTAGCTGCACATCAAGCTCATCAACCTTCTTCCAAGACAAAATCGCCAACGTGTCAGTTGTTGGCGTCAGGCTCAGATCACGAATGTCGTTTGGTGCAGCGCCAAGACCTTGGACTGTGTAGTTCGCCAGCGCCGGTTTACTGAACAGGATGTTGCTGCTGCTGATGCAGCTCACTTGGACTTGATAGTTGCCAGTTTTCGCATCAAGAATGTCAAACGTTGTGCCCTGGACGATGACCTCAGTGAAGTTGTCATCCTCATGGCGGAACCGAACGCGGAACCGTTTAGTGGTTTGACCAGCTGGAACGCGCCAGTGCCATGTGATCTTGATGGCAACCTGACCATTCAGGACAAACTGAACTTCTTTGGTTGGAACGGTTCCACCAACAGGCACCGTCGCCAAAACCTCAAGGTCTTCTGGCGGTTCAGGAATAATGTCAAGGTTGGTGGTGTCGCGAGTTTGCAGCACCTCGCCATCCTCAACAAACGCATATTTGCTCGCGTTGTAAGCAACAGCACTGATCGTATAAAGCATGTTGTCTTGCTCTTCAATCGACAGCACACGCCAAGTGGTTGGCTGTATATCTGAATCGCCTGTTCCAAGCGTTTCCAGCATCCAAATACTGTTGGCGTTTGGAGTAGCACTGAACGCAGATTGAACAGTGATGACGCCAGAAACAACACTTGCAACTTCACGCTCCTCGGCTGTGCCGTCAGGCAAAATCACATGAAGCTTTGATCCACCGCCAGCACTTAAATCAGTAGATGCTGTGTCATCAACGGTAACGGTTGTTGCTGTTGCAGCCTTAATTCGTCCACCTTTACGCGCACCAGAGATCACTGGATCTGCAATCTGAATGATCTGCCCTGGGCGTACGGTCTGCCCTGCATCAAGGCTGCTAGTAAAGCTTACGACTTCCTTTTCAAACTTCTCGGAATAGAGAATCCACTTGCCGATGCGTGCAGCTTGACCACGGCTAGTGCAAGCAAAGGCGCTGAACTCCTTACGCACCACGCCATATTTGGCAATACCGTCGTGATCCTCAACGACCTCATAGGCCGTATCTTGCAGATCAATGTCTAGGTAGCTGACGACAACAACGGTTGGGCGAGTCTTCAGGCTGCTGCCGCTGTAGTTAAAACCCTCTTCTGTGACGTTGGCATTGGTGAACAGATAAGCAGCATCTCTTGGTGCGTCCTGTTCAATCGTCAGGCTGCCTGCTGCCCAAAAACCTTGGCAACGCATGACCGACAGCAAGTCGTTGACCAGCTTAAAGGATTCTTCTGCTGTTTGAATCGTGGTGTTGCAGCTAAATCGTGCTTCTTGACCGCCAAAGCCATCATCAACCAGTGCGTTAGAGTATTTAGACGCTGCAAAAAATGCATACTTATCAATTTGCGCGGTATCGACGTGATTGCCAAACCCATAGCGGGTGTTGGTCAACAGGTCATAAAGGATAAAAGCAGGGCAAGATGTCCAAGTTGCAGCGGCAAACGTACCGTTCCAAACAAAATTTTCTGGGTAGATAATTCGGCCAGTATCAGAATCAACCGTGACGCCTGCAGGAATCTTAACCTTGACACCTTTGACCAAATATTTACGAGTTGGGACGCTGCTAAACTGCTCAGCATCAACACGCAATGCAATCAACGCGCTATTTGGATAACGCAGCTTTGCGTACTTAATCTCGGTCATGCTTGACCAGCTAAACGCATTGGTCAGCAAAGCATCATTGCTGTCTTCAGTAACTCGCTCAACCTTAATGTCTACGTTGTCGGTCGCATTGGGACGATTCAACGTGATCAGGTAATCCTTCTGATACAAGTCAGCGGTACGGCCTGAAATGGTGTCATCAATCAACGCATCACCAAAGCCACCACCTGCATACTGAGCAAAGATTTTTAGGCGAACGCTTGAACCTAACGTGTCCCCGGTTTTGTTATTGATTTTTTGCAGCGAAGGGATTGATACGGTTACACGGACTGCATCAACATCATCGTCAGTGATCGTTTCAGTAACAGAAACAAATTGCGTGACAGGACGATTCACACTGCGCTCGTTTTCCGTTCCAGACGTAATCGGGATATAAGTTTGCGCCTGTGTGCCGTTGCGGGTGTAGACAGTAACGTCTTCAAAATTAAACTCGTCCTGTGCGTTCTGGAGCGCAGTACCGTTCAAAAAAATTGACTTGTTGCCATCAACCAAGCCCTCAATCTCGCCCTCAGAGATCAGGTCTAAGACCGTTGCATATTGACGAGAGTCAAGGCTGTCAGGCGTTGTTTTAGGTGAGCGGCTACTGCCGCCACCGCCTTTGCCGCCACCACCTGCACCAATAATCGTGGTCATGCCTGCACCTGCTCAGTGTCAATACCAGCAGAGATAACAACACTGCCGGTCAAGGTTTTGCCGTAAACGATCGGAACTGGCGTTCCACCGCGCGAGGTGTTTTGGATGCCCGAAAAAGAGAATGACTTGCGTGGATCTTGAACGGTATCTGGGCCTTGCGGGATTTCAGGCGCTGGTGAAATAAGTCCAGAAACTCCATACAAAGTCAAGGCAGCGCCAAGTTTTAATAAAGCAATAGAACCCGTCGCAGTTGCTGCGCCCGCTGCTGCACCAATCCCTGATGCGCTAAATGCACCAGCAAAAGCTGTTGAAGTGCCAAAAGTAACCGCCGAAAGCGCAATCAATGCGACCCCAGCAAGAATAAATCCGGTATTTCCACCCGCACCAACAATCACTGGCACGATCTTGATTTCTTCCTGACCGACAGGGTTGTGCAAATCATCCAGCGTCAACGCGCCATCACCCACCAGCACCTTGTAATGCTGATCCGCCATGTGGCGATCAAGCTCAGGGAAATTAGCAATCAACATCCGCACTGCTTCAGCAGCAGATGACA